GCACAACACTGGAGTGACAAGCATGAAAAGCTACAAACCCGCTGAGGGTGCGCCGCTGTTGCGCACCGCGGAAGGCGAAGCATTCCCCGATACGGGCAAGATGATCGACCCGGCCCGCCGTTACTATGCGCGGATGATCGGCGAGGGTTCGCTTGAACTCGTGCCTGACAAGACACCCAAACCCGAAACCGACAAACCGGCGGCCGTTGCCGCATCCAAGAAGGAGTCGCGGAAATGAATGTCCCCGCAAATCTCGTTGCACCCCTGTTTGCATTCTCGGTCGAAAGCGGCGGGCAGTTCGAAGACCTGGCGCCGGTGATCCTTTACGGTCACAAGACTGCCGGCGGCTCCATGTCGGACAACGTCAAGACCTCCTGCGCATCGCGCAGTCAGGCGCGTGCGCTCGCCGGCAAGGGCTCTATGCTCGAGCAGATGGTGGCGGTGTTCCGCAAGAACGCGCCGACGCATCCGCTTTACATCGTTTCGATCCCCGCCACCGGCACCGCCGAGATCCGGACCATCACCGTGGGCGCTCCGCCGGCGGCTGGCGGCACCGGTGTGATCAACATCATGGGTGAGCTCGTCTATATGTCGATTGCGGCTGGTGACAGCGCCGACACGGTGGCCGCCGCGATCAATGCCGCGATCAACGCCTATGACAACGCCCAGACTGGGCATGCGCTGCCCTACACAGCAACTGTGGCGACCAATGTCGTGACCATCACCGCCCGCCATGCCGGTGCCTATGCGGCGGAGATCGGCGTGACCGTGCCGGTGCTCGACGGAGCCAATGCCCTGACCGGCGTGCTGACGATTGCCGAAGCGACCGCCGGGTCTGGAACGCCGGACACCTCGACCGCAAACGCGGCGATCGAGGAGGACGACTGGTCTTTCCTGATCTCGGCTTTCGGTGACGCGACCAATGTCGGAAAATACGACACGCTGCTGTCGGAAGTCTCCGGCCGCTGGTCCTATGCCAACCAGAAATTCGGCATCGCCTATTATCCGAAGCGCGACAGCCAGTCGAACCTGATCTCCTATGGCGAGGGCAAGGACACCTGGAAACTTTGCGCGATCCCGACATTTACCTCGGGTGGCCATGCCGAGCCTGGCTATATCTGGGTGACTGCCATGATCGCCCGCGTCGCGCCCTGGCTTGCCGGCGGTGCCACGGGCGATGTCAACCGAAACCAGACCGGGCTTGTGGTCGAAGGCATCACCGCGCCGACGGATACGGCCTATTGGCTGGACCTGGCAACGCGCAATGCCTTTCTCGCCGCGGGCCTTTCATCCTGGCGCATCGACGGCAATGGCCGGGTGGCGGTCGACAAGATCATCACCCATGCCCGGACCACCGCAGGCGTGCCCGACACGACTTTCCGCGATATTCAGAAGCCGCACGCGCTGATGTATTCGCTGCGCTACATCCTGGCGCAACTGGCATTCGAGCACTCCAACAAGGTGATTGCAGATGACAATCCGGGCACCGTTGCTTCAATTTCGACGCCGAGGGATATTGAGGCGACATGCTACCACGCCTATGTCGGGCTCGAACTTCGCGGCGTGCTGGAGAATTCCGCCACCGCACTCAAGAGCCTGACAGTCACGCGCAACCTGGATAATCCCAACCGGGTCGACGCAGAGATTCCGATGGACTTCACCAATCCGCTCGACATCTTCTCCGGCCTGGCGCGGGTCTATTCGCAGTTTCGCTGATCTACTTTGATCCGGGCGCTTCTGCGCCCGGTTGACCCCATTCAAAACAAAGGAGCCATCCCATGGCTGGTAAAGATTTTGGCGGGACAGTCCGCCTTCGCCTGTCGAGTGGAGAGACATTCTCGCTGCGCGGTACCATGACACTCAAGACTTCCGGCCGCTCGGTTGAGGCGGTCATGAACCAGGATGGAACCATCGACCGGGTGGCCACACGAATGCCCTATGCGTTCGAGATGTCATTCGCCGATGCCGGGCAGAACATGGAAGCGATGATGAAGGCCGACAGGTTCGACGCCACGTTCATCGAGGAAGACAATGGCAAATCGCATTATTATACAAATGCGTTTTTCACCGGCGAGCCCTCGATCAACCGGATTAACGGTGAAGTTACCGGGCTGTCCGGTGCTGCCGAGAAATACGTTGCGAAGGGCTGATCCATGTCAGGCGAAAAAACTGTCCGGCTGTCGCGGCGTTATGAGGCGCATGACCGGACGTTCGATAGCCTCGTTTTTCGCCAGCCGAAAATGGCGGATTTCGAGGAGATCGGCGAGATTGCCGAGCGGCAACCGGCGCCGATGGGCGGCGAGATGATCCTTTACCATGACGATCGCGTCTGGAAATACCGCGACCGGCTGCTCAAGCGTGGCGACGATCTGCCATCGGCGGCGGATCTCGGTGATCTGGACCTTGCTGACGGCATCGCGGTCAAGGAAGCCATCACCGGTTTTTTTTCCCAGGCGCGGGCCAGGCCTGGCGGCGATCTGCCGACCTCCTGATTTTCAAATTTGGGTTCAATCCTGACAGCGTCATGCAGATGACGCTGTTGCAATGCATTTCCTGGGCCGTGCGCGGTCAAGAGTTCCGGAGCTGATAGTGAACCGCACGATCGAAGCCATTGTCAGATTGTCGGCCAAGCTAGGCCCGATGGCGGCATTCGGCCAGATGGGCGCGAAGCTGGCTGATGTGAACAATAAGGCATCTGCGTTCAACCGGACGCAAACGATGATGGCCAAGGGCTCCAACGCTGCGACGGCTGCCTTGATGCGTTTTGCGGCCCCTGCGGCTATCGCCTATGGGGCACAGCGGGCAGTGCGCGAATTCGCTGGTGTGGAGCGCACGTTGACCCGCATCGGCATCAATGCGGACGCCAGCCGCGAGCAGATGGCTGGTGTCTTCAAGGAACTGCAGCAAATCGGGCAGGCCACCTCTACGCCGGTTGATAATATCGTCGCCGGGCTGGATTCGCTGATTGCATCAGGCAAGTCACTTGATGAAGCCATGGCATTGATTGGATCGGTGTCGGCCACAGCGCAGGCGGCTGGGGCCAATTTTGGGCAAATGGCAACCACAGCTGATGCGGTGTCGAATTCGTTCGGCATTACCGGCGAGAACATGCAGGCTGCCTTTGATATTCTGGCCAAGGGCGGCAAGGCCGGAAAGTTCGAACTTCGCGATATGGCTGCAGAGTTGCCGTCGCTGGCTCCTGCCTTTGCGGCGCTGGGTTATGAGGGTGAAGACGGGCTCAAAAGATTGACCGCCGCACTGCAGACCGTGCGAATGGAAACCGGTACGTCAGGTGAGGCTGCGACATCGTTCATGGATGTGCTGACCAAGCTGAATTCAGTCACTGTGTCGAACAGCTTCAAGAAGCAATTCGGCGTCGATCTGCGCAACGAGATGAAAAAAGCCAAGGCCGCTGGCGAGGACACACTCGAGGCGTTTATCCGGCTTTCGAAAGAAGCTGTTGACGGTGATATGTCGAAGTTGCCGTTGTTGTTTACCGACAAGCAAATGCTGATCGGCATGCGGGCGCTGATAAACCACACTGGCGAATTCAAGGATTTGCTGGGTGAGCTTGGCAGCGCCGCCGGCACTGTGGGTGTCGACCTCAAGCGGGTGCTTGAGGATAGCCAGGGCTCGATTGACAGGATGTCAAATTCCTGGGACCGACTGAAGACCAGCTTCGGCGAAACGATAGCCCCGACGGCTGCGGGCGCGATGGAAGCGGTATCGGGAAGTCTGGACAGGTCTTCGGCTATCAATGCCGGGCTTGAAAAAACAGGTGCCGCAAAAGGATGGTGGGCGCGGACAGGCTGGGGTGTGACCTCATCCGAGGCTGACAAGGACTCGATGGCCTGGGTTGGTGGATACCGCACAGACGCGCAGCGCAACACCATTGCTGGCTATGGCGCTTATGCGGCGTCAAGATCTTCGGCGCCATCGGTGCCGGTGGCCCGGACGCCGCCGGTGACTGTTTCCGGAAACGGTGCCTCTGTTCCTCTCCCGGTGTTCCGTCCAAATGAAACTGACATGGCGATTGATCGAAGAGACGCGGAGCGGATATCCATCAACAGCGATATGCGCCGCGAGGGCATCGACCCTCTACGCGGCTCGGTTCCGGCGTCTGTAGTGGGGGATGGCATATCGTTGCGGCCAGGGCAGGGCGTGTCTGAATTGCAGGGGCTGTTGGCTCGGCTGGAGCAGGCAGGCGTTCAATCAGGTTCTGACCTTGCGCAGGGTGGTGATGCTGCTGCCAGTGCGATTTCAAATGCTGCGCCCGAGGCTGGGAATGGTTTTGGTGACGCTGCGGCCGCGAAAATCAACGCATCTGCGGCGCAGGCAGGCACGGCATTTGGTGATGCTGCTGCGGCCAAAATACGCGCCGCTGTTGGTATTGTTGGTGGCCACCCGGGTTCAGGGGCTCCGGTTTCGGGCAATCGTGGCCGGACCATGCCGCGGGCCGGGCAAGCAAGTCAGGCGCAATAAATCATGGCTATGCGGGATTGGACAAAAACACTGCGGCGCGCCTCGTTTCGGGGTGTTCCATTCTGGGTTGAGGGTGAAGAGCCGGATGTTGGCCGTCGCGTGGTGGTTCATGAGATATCTGGTGGTGAAACAACACTCACCGAGGACATGGGCGCGCGGTCAAAGTCGATTTTTGTCGAGGCTTATGTCACGGGCGATCTGGCTGATGTAGCCGGTCGTGCGCTGGAAGCGGCTTGCAGCGCGGCTGGCGCGTCGCTGCTGATCCTGCCGATGGACGCGGGTGAGACGGCGCACTGCATTGCCTGCTCACGCAACCGGAGAAAAGACAAGAACGGTTTCATTTCCTATCGGCTGGAATTTGTTGCTGCCGGCGGTGTGGTCTCGTTCGCAGCCAGTGGCCTTGGTCAGCTTCGCCAGACATTCACTGCAGGTGTTGCTGCTGTTGCGGCTCAGATTGCCGCGCAGTTTTGAGAGGTTGAGATGGAACAGGTACGGGCTTTCCTGACTGGTCTGGCACAGGAACTCATCACCGACATTGACGATCTGGCAAGTGTGGACGCACTTTCCGTATCATCGCAAGCGTGTGGTGAAAGTGGTGCTGCTGCGCTGTTGCAGATGGCGCAGTTGATAGGTGAAGCGGCGGATGAGCCGGGAGACGTTGCTGCAGCTCTAGACCGCGCGGCTCCGACAGGTGGCCTCTGGCTTGTCGTGTGCATGGTAGTGGCCTGCTTCGCTGCGATGCGAGCAGACTATCCATCACGGCAAGACGCCCAGGTGGCGCGGAGTGCTATCTCCGCCCGCGCCGAGACGGTTTACGGCGTTGCGGGTATTTTTGGCGCCGAGACCATCGGCTGGCTGATTTCGCTGACGGGGATCACGGTTGGCCATCTGTCGCGAACCGCGGCAGAGAGAGCGCCGGCCGTGCGGGTGGAGACTGGCGTGTCGCTGCCGTCGACGTTGCTGGCCTATGATCTGTACGGAAGTGCTGCGCGAGCAGGCGAGATTGTTGACCGCAACAAGATCAGCACATCGCTGGTGATGCCGGTGTCCTTCGAGGCTGTTGCGCAATGACGCTTGAGACGATTGTCTTCGCGGTTGGCGGTAACCCGTTGCCACATACAAGCGCACAACTGGATGAGTCTGCCGAAGAGGCAGTGCGGACCGCGCAGTTTTCGATTGCCTGGACGGGTGCCGGAATTCCGTGCGCGCCGGATGAAGTGGCGATAATTACGGTATCTGGCGAGTTGTGGGGCACAGGTTATGTCCGCGACGTGCGGGGCGAACACGGCGAGGAAAACCGCAATTACACGGTCACGTTTGCCTCACGAACCTGCGATGCGACGGAATGCTCGGTCGACCACCCGACCGGTCTGAAGCGCGATGCGGATCTCGGTGATATTGCGCGTGAGTTCGATACGCTTGGCATCGGCATTGATATCAAGGCGGAGACGGTGATGAAGGCAGTGCACAAGGTGCGGCCTGGCGAGACGCTTTTCGAGACGTTGGAAACCGATGCACGGGCGCAAGGCGTGCTGATCCACGACAGCCCGGAGGGAAAGCTGGTGCTGGCCGACAAGCCGGAAGGCAGGCACGCAGGCAGCCTCAAGCTCGGCGTCAACATCGAGGAGGCAAGCGGCAGTCTGTCAGGCGCCACAAGTTTTTCGACGGTCAAGGTGCGCGG